TAGAATCTTTCATTGGGCCTTTAACACCACCCATTCTTGCACAAAAACTAGCCCTTCTTCCTGCTGCTTTAGAGCCTTTAGGTGCTTTACCTGTTACAGGTCTTTTAAGATTAGCTCCTGTAGTTCTTTTAAAAAACTTTCTACCAGCTTCGTTTAATCCACCAGTTTTATTCTGATATTTTTTAGCTACCATTTTACTTCCTAGTTAAAGAACCACCAAAATATAATCCAATAATTGAAAAAATTGTGTGTGATTGTAGGTTAGTTATAAAGATTGCGTTGCCTTCTCTCCATGTTGAAGTTTCATAGCTTGAGCCAAATATCCACCAACCTGAGTCTTGTTCAGTTATGATTTGATAGACTACATTTACATCAGTAATAATTGGGGCAACAATAGGTACAACGATAATAGAAAATACACACATTAAAGCTATCCATCTTCTAGTATGTTTAGTGTGTGGGTCTGATACTGCTCTAGCCTTGTCAGTTTGTTTAGCTGCAAATCCTGCTCGTTGCATTAACATCTTTTGTTTTTCAGCTTCAGCTTGTCCTCGTTGGGATAGTATACTCATAGCACCACCAAGTAAGGTAGAGCCGAGCATCGAGATCAGTTCCATTGGTATCATCTTTCTAGTCCAGGGTTATAATATTGCTCTCTTGTTCTTGGTGCTGCATCAGGTTGTGATGCTCCAACAGCTAAACCTCTAGGTAATTGTCTTAATAAATTAGAAACTTGAAATTGATATCTAATAGCATCTTGTCCAATAACATCGCTGTATATAGCTTTTAAAAATTCTCCTAATTTATTTTTGTCGCCCTTAACACTTTGCCAGTAACTTTTCCCCAAAGGTTGAGAAATAAATTTATTAAAAAGATTTATAATACCCATTGTAGCAATAAAACCACCTGCTCCTAGTAATGCTCCACCAGCACCAGCACCAGCTATAGGTAAAACTTTAGATAATGTAACCCCACTAGATAATGCTAATGGTGCTCTCCTTAATAGGAATTTACTTACTCCTGGTTCATCTTGAAAACCTTTAAACATTTTTCCAAAACTAACAAATCTATCGTAAGTTATATTTTCTAAAAATTTACCACCTGTGGCAACATCTGTTGTTTTTTGTGCTTGTTTTATTAATTCTTTGTAATATCTTTTTTTAGATAAAGCTCCTTCTGAATAACTAGCTCCTATTTTTCTTAAAAAACTATCAGGATTAAACGATCCACTTTCTCTTAACCCTAATAATAAAGTGCTATCAAAAGTATCTTCTATTTCATTAATTAATAATTCTCCAAATTCTTGGTCTGCTTTTTCAACTTCTGAAACTTTTTTAGTAACAACTTTTTGCTCTATAATTTTTCCATTTTTTACAATAGGTTCTATAGCTTGTATTTGTATATTTTTTTCTTCAAATTTTAATCCTTGTTTTATTGCTTCTTTTTTTCTTTCTGCCATTTTAATTTTAGCAGATTTATTCATAATATTTTTTAATTTACCAATGCCTTCAGGTTTTGTTAAAAAATCTTTGACAACTTGTTGAGCTGTCATTTCTTTTCCTAAACCTCTACCGAGTATTGTTTTAAATTCAGTTCCAGTTAATTCTCTAAATTCATCTTTAAATCCATCGTAAACAAAAGGATTATAGTCTTTTCCATCTAAAGTTTTACCAAAAGCCAATAAACCCTCATTATCTGCTAAGAATTGATTATTTTCTTTAAAAACACTATTTGCTTTTGTAAATTTAGCAGCTAATTCAGGTTGTTTAGTTTCAATACTTTTAACAACATTTCCTTCTATTTTGCTTAATGCTGATGCTAATAATTTTTCTGATGAGCTAAGTCCAGCTTCTCTTGTTTCAAAAACTTTTCTATTATTTCTTAATTCTCTAAGTTGTGTTTTAAAAAGTAAAATATCTTTTCCTGATAGTTCGGAAAGAGGTGGAGTTATTGTTTCTGGAACTTTACCTGCATCTACTCCAAACTTAAATTTAGCAGGAGTTTTTGTAGGACTTATAATTTTTCTCATCATGCTTGGTAATTCTTTAGAAAAAGCAACAGTTTCTTTCTCACCTAAAGCAGATTTCAACAATGTATTAAATTTTACAATATCTTCTTGTATAAGGTCTGTAGTAAATTTAGTTTTTGTTTCTTTTAAACCAGTATCAAATTCTTTATAATCTTTGCGATATCTTGCTATATTATCATCACTAATTTTAATTAAATTAGAATAAGCTGTTATAGGTAAACTTTCGTAAGATTTTTCAATAGCTTCTAGTTTTGCAGGATTTCTTACATAATCTCCTTTTATGTCTTTTATAAAAGCATTTCCTGAAGCAAAAGCTGCTCTATCGTTTAAATTTTTATTTGATCCTGAAATAATTGGGTTTTGTAAACTAGCTAATGTATCATCTACTGTATTTTGATAAGATTTTTTTCCATAAAAACTTGCACCTGGAATAATTTGTGCAGCATCAGAAGCTCCTCTTAAAACCTGTCCTATAGTTCCTGATCCTGATAAAACTTGATATCTTGTAGGTGTTAAGCCTTCTGATTCTAGTTGTGCTCTATTAGCATTAATAATAGATTGACTTTCTTCTTTTGATTTTGCATAACTTTTACCTATTTCTGTTTCACTTGCTTTACCTTTACCAAACTTATCTACGAATTTTTTTTGTTCTTCAGGACTCAATCTGTTTCTAAATGCCTGTAATCCTTTTACAGCTTTGTTTTTTGCACCAATGCTAACATTTTTTGCAACTTGAAAAGTTTTACCTAAACCAGGAAGAACTACTTTATCTATGCCATAAGACAAAGTTGCATCAATACCTGCTTGTTGTAAGGCATCTTTTAAAATAACATTGTTAGGCTTTACTACTTGTCCTTCATCTGCTGTTAATTTATTAATTGCATCAAAAGATGCTTGTCCTAATCCAGCACCTGCACCATAACCTGCTGCACCACCTGCTAAAGGAGCTCCTTTTCTTAATCCTAGTGCTGCACCAGCAACATAACCTGTAATTCCTAAACCTATTTCTAAAGCAGGTTCTAACCATTCAGGAGCACCTCCTGGAAATTCATTAGGCTCAATTACACCAGTTTCTATTCCTACTGATCTTATTTTTTTATAATAATCTTCTTTTGATAAACGACCAGCATTAACCAATATTTTCCCTCTATTTTTGGTATCTTCAAAATATGCTTCAGCATTTCTTCTAGCTTCTATAAATTGACCACCACTAGGAGTTTTTACTTTTTCATCTACCATTGGTTAATCTCCTCTTTGGTTAAAATCAATTAAAATATTATCTAGTTCTTTATCATCTAAATTTTGTACTGGAGTTGTTGTGCTAAAATCAGTTTCAACAGTAGGCCCTTGTCCTAAGTCTTTTCTTAAAGAATCTGTAACTCCATCTAACCTTTCAACAAAATATTGTTGGTCAGCGATAGCAGATTCTATTTTAAATATTTTAGAATTATCTCCTCTTATTTTTGCATTTTCTAAGGCTTGTCTGTTTTTGTTTAGTTGTCCTCTATACCTTTCTTGTAAAGTTTCATATTTTCTAAGAGCATCTGCATCTGTACTTGTAAAACCAGGTTCAGGTAATTCATCTCTTGATAATTGAAGATAATAAACAGATGGTCTGCCTGATACCTCTGAAGCAGCACCTTTTAATAAATCTCTATTAAGTCCTTCTATATTTCTTATAGACATTGTTGTTTCAGGAGTAGGGTCTGCACCAAAAAATCTACCTCCAATTCCTAATATTTCTGTAGCGTAATCGCCAAAACCAAAAGCCTGATCTGCTAAAGCATCTCTTTCTAAATTTCTTTCTGTAACAGTTCTTTCAATAGGTTCTTCTTGACCTTCCACTTGTTTTCTTAATTGTTCAAACTCTAACTGTTTTATTTGTTGATCTAAGTCAGGTTTTAAGCTATCAATAAATTTTGTACCTGCTTGTAAACTTCTTCCTATTTGAGATGCAAAGTTTTCATCAGCTTGTCTAGGTTTTAATAATTCTAAACTACCTCTAAGTATTGCTGCATCAATCATTTGTTTGTTAGTGGGTTGTCCACTTAACCCTGGAAGAACTAAATTTCCTAACAAACCTCTAAAACCTGTCAGTTTTTCTTCATCATTTAAAATGCCATTACTCATTATAAAATTCCTCCATAAAATCTACTCAAATCTGCTATTTGAATTGGATTACCCCTAACTGCTTGTTGCATAGGCATAACTTGCATAGGTGGTGGTTGATTTTGTTCTAATAAACCACTAAGAGCACTCATAAACATTAATGGATCTGCTCCTGATGTTGCAGCTTTCCCAGCTATATCTGTAACATTGTTTACATTAGGCATAACTGTTTCAGTAATTTTTTGACCATCTACTATACTGCTTGTTGTAGTAGGCATATCAAACATATTTCTAAATGTATTCATTAAGTTAAAGTTTTGATTACCAGCAACAGGTTTTTCAGCAAGTTCTCTAGTTAAATCACTATAATTTATTTGTGATGGACTAGGTACATTAAAAGGATTTGGGTTCATAATTGGTCTAACACCCATCATCGCATCTAACAAACCTATTGGTTTCCCATCAGGGCCTAACTGTCCTACTATTTGATTTCTATTTAAATTAATCATTATCCTAATAAACCTCCTAAGATTGCTGCCCCTGCTATATAAGGATTGGACATACCAGCAGCATAAGCTAATCCACCTCCACCTATTGCACCTGCTAGTGCACCTGGGCCTTGTGCTCCTGCTCCTGTAGATTGTTGCGAACCTGGCAATAATGTATTACCAGCAATATTAGCATATTGACTTAATGCTTGACCTGGGGCTGCCTGTTCAAATGCAAATCTTTGCATAGCTTCATCAATAGGTTGCTGTGCTCTTGCTGTTTGAGCTGTTGCTATATTAGCTAAACTAGCTGATGGACTCATTATACTTTGCATAGCTGTTGGAGCTAATCCTAGTCCTCTACCTTGTGCAGCTAAAGTTTGTCCATATACATCACCATATAATCTAGATGCAACATCTGATTGTTTAGTTAATAAATCTTTTATAACTTCAGATTCTAGTATACCTTGTCTGCTTCCACCTAGTTGTCCTGCTTGTGTAGCACCTCTCCTAGCTTGTTGAAGTAATCTTGAAGCACTTTCTTCCATTGGTCTTAAACCTGCTCTTAAAGATTCTTGTAATAGAGGATCAGAAAATCTTTGTGCTGGGCTCATCAACTGTTCTTGTATAGAAGGAAGTATAGAACCAGCTATAGTGCTTTGTGGCCCTAAAGCTGCTTGTTGTGCAAGTTGTTCTGCTTGAAAAGTTAAATCACTAGGCGAAGCATAAGTTTGATTTGGATAAAACTGTTGAGTTGGTAAAGCCTGTGCTTTTGAGTATAAATCCAATAGATAAGGTTTTTGACCTTCATATGGTTCTTGTTTTACTGTTTGGGTGCTAGGTGCACTTCCTTTGCTCATAATATTACCTCTAATGTATTGTTGTGAGTTCTTTTACGAGAACTGTGTATGCGTTTTCATACCCAAATCTCTCTAGTTTTTTTATAAATCCTTTCCGACAAACTGTTTCCATAGCTACACAGTCATTCTCTAATGCCCATTCTTCTATAGTTTCTAACCAATCTTCTACCCATATATCTAGATCCTTGCCACCCAATGTAACTATTCTACATACAGTTTTTCTTGGGTAGTCTATAATCTCTGTAGTTAAAACTGATATTATTTCTCTATCTTCGTTAAAAACTAACCATAGTTGCATACGAGCTTCTGATAATCTTGCGTAAATATCCATAACAGACATTTCATCTCTACTTTTACCATTACCCATTTCTATATAAGGTTCGCACTCTAGCCAAACTTCATCAATTCTTTCCGATGGTATTCCTGATATATATAAACTCATAATTTCACCCAACTCCCTGCTGCGTTTCTAAAGTAAATTCCTTCGCCACTTCCTGGATTAAAGTTTGTACCATCTCCGTACACTATATCACCTTGTTTTATTCTGCTTGGAGCTACATTTTTAACCTCTATAAATGTGGTAGGGTTTTCTTCTAATGCTGCTTGTATTTTTTGAAATTCTTGTAACAAATATTGGGGTAAATCTTCAGGATTATCAGGTACTGGATTAGGCGTATATTTAGGTGCTTGGGACATTTATCGTTCTCCTATTACCTCATATTCTATATCATATCCGTTTAATTCAAAAGTTGTAGCTGTTGTGTTTTGGAACTTAATAGCTATATATTTGCCTGTGGCTCTAGCATCTACTTTGTTTTGTGTATCAGGGTCTATAGTTTGCTGTGTTTTGTATGTATATGTACCATCAGGGGTCATAGAACTTCCTACAAATACTTCAGCAGTTCCTGTGCTAGAAAACCTTGGGGTAATCTTTCTTACTTGTTTTACTGTATTAGTATTACCATCGAGGGTTAATCCTTTTCTCTCCAAAATCATAGTAAAGTCAGATCCTGCAAAATCAAACCCATTGTCTGCTCTGTATAGCTTAGTATCTCCTGTACTAGACATTAGTATGCTAGTTTCTGTTGGGTTAAAGTTTCTTTGACCCCAGTTCTCAGTAGTGCTGTAGGCTATCCAACTTTGTGATTGACCTGACCATAAGACTGCTGATGAGCCTGGATTTACTATACCTGTTGCTATATGTAGAATATCAGGCAGTTCTCTAAAACTAAAAGCATTAGCTTCATAGTTCCATATTAAGGCTTTATTGCAGAATGTTGAGCCAACTGTTGGGTAAGATACCCATATTTCATTCTTTTGTTTGTTATGAGTTACAAATATGTTTGCATAATTAGTGCTGTCTATTTCTTCAAATAATGTTCTTTTAACGATTGTACTTGCGACTGACTGTTTAGATACTCCGTTATGGACAATTAAATCACCATTAGTTACTACAAAGTGTTTACCATTAAATTCTGCTACACAGTTTCTTGATAAAACGCCTGAGTCATCAAATAGTTTTTTAATATCAAATACTAAGTTACCACCAGTAAAAGTCATTATGTAAGTGCTGTTTTCTTTATATATTATAAAAGATTGTTTAAGTGGAAACCCATCTACAATAAATTCACCTGCATCACCTACTGTTGCAGAACCTGCATCGTTTGTACTAGATGCTGTCCAAGAACTAGGTAGCGTAAGGTTTTCTGCTGCATCTCCCCATCTAACCTTGTTGGGTAGATTTGTAGAAGATTCAGTCATGTTTAAAGCTATTAAATAATTACCAAAGGGTCTTATTACTTTGCAAGTTGTACTTGATGGCCAGTTGGTTAAATCCGTAAATGCACCAGCACCTGTTGTTGCCAAGCATTGTGGATCATCTACTCCGTTGTTTAAAATAGCCAATCCATTAAATATAGAACCAGTCCAATTACCTGAAGCTGTTAAGTTAGTAGAGTAATCTCCACCTGATGCTCTTGTAAAATTAGTATGACTAGAGCCATCGTATCTGTAGATTTTAGCTGAACCAGCATAGAACCAATAGTTATTAGCTCCTGTTGACCAATTTAGGGCAAAATAGGGAGCTACAGTCGGTGTTCCAAAGACTTGGTCTTGACCTAATACTTTTTTAGCTGCGTTATCTTCAAACCTAGCATTTTGTGTATGTGAAAAAAATTCATTAGGTAATGCAGTATCATTTGTATCTTTAATCATTCCTTTCGGATTTAATATTTGGAGGGTTGGCATTATGCAGTTCTTCTCCACATATATGCAACAATGTAAGGTTGTACGTTATTATGTGCTGCTCCACCACCTGTTGCTCCTGAAGTAAAAGTTTCACCACTAGAAGTGCCATCAGGAAATAAAGCGTGGTCATTAGAACTTCCACCATTTTCTGATGAAGGAATACTTACTGTATGTGTATGTGATGGTAATTCAGCAGTTGTTAAAGTATGTGTTTTAGAGCCACCAGTTTCTTGTGCTGTATCAAAATCACTATCTGCTGCGTTTAAACCTACTATAACTCGACCAGCTCCAAAAGCTGCCCAAGTTCCAAACCCTAATAATGTTCCAGGATTAGTAGCTACGGCTGCATTTATA